CAATACATACTGTTCCGGAACCGGCTTGTCCAGATTGTACCTTTCCTCCCATACCTGCCGTGCTTCCTTTCTGGTCGCTTTCTCCTTTTGCGGGAATCGTATAGGCCTCTATGGCGTTCAGAACGTCGCCGGGCTGGCATTGAAGCTGGTGACACAGGATCTGGATCGTCTCAAAGGGAACGTCCTGATGCAGCCGCATCGCCTTGACGGTCTTCGTCGCCAGGCCGAATTTCTTGCCGACCTGCGCATCGGTCAGCCCGCACACATCTTCGCGCTTTAGAAACGGGTCAAAGGAAATGATTGTTCTTCTGATGCCGCGCTCCATGATTTCGTCGTAGTTCATTGATACCTCCTAAGTCTCTGCTTCATCCGTCAAATCAGCATTTGAAATGGTAATCCGTTCTCCATTTGGCAGTATAAACGCCAGCTTACAGCCGCAATACTCAGCTATCTTTACAAGATCTTCGGCAGACCATCGTTCATTCGAAAACTTGTTGCTTAGGCTCTGCTTACTACTCATACCTAAGACTTCCATCAAATCCGACTGCTTCTTTTCGCGCTCCAGCAGCAGGGCTTTGACCTTTTTTGAAACCGACACCTTGCGCCACCTCCTTCTAGTACGAATATACACCATTTCCGTTTATACGTCAATAAAAAAGTTTTACGAATCCACGAAAATATTTAACTTTTCTATTGACAAGTACACGAAAATGGTGTAATATAAGCATGTAAGGCAAAGCCGAACAGCTTTTTGAAAGGAGCGAGGTGAATGAACGACGTGAACGTCACCGAGGCGCTGCTGAAAGCGATCCTCGAACTCATCGAGAAGTGCGAAACGCTCGAAGAACTCCGCGAAAGCGTCAAGCGCATCATGGATGAGTAAATAAAAAGAGTAGCGGCCCCTTCCACAGACCCGCTACTCAAACACCCCGAAAGGTGAGCCGGGAGCCTTACCCCGGCCACCTTGATTATAACCGAGTAAGGCAAAAATATCAAGGAGGAACACAAAATGAAATACGCTGACATCAATCGCAGATTTACCGAGATCGTAGCCGAGTGGCTGGCCAAGGGCTACTCCATCAATACCGCTTCCATGAGCGGCAGTCAGGGCGAAACCGCAAAGATCGATCTTACGGACGGCAAAGAGATCGTCCGCATCTTAGTAGACCGCTTCTCTGATTACGCGGCAAACGTTGAGGGCGTCGAGATCATCGTCGGCAAGGCGCTGGATGCCGATGTCCGCCCCAACAACAACGACAACTGGGCGACACTCTGGAACAACCGGCTCGAAGTCCTCCAGCAGGAACGGTTTTTCAAAATCGGTGAAAACCGCGTAAGCGGTACGCAGTACGGCACCGAGGCCGAGGCGAAGGCCGCTGCAGAGCTGCGCCTCAAGCGGTACATCGCTAAGGAGTGTTCTTCCAAAAGCAAAACATTTACCGGTGAGGCCATCGAGATTGCCAAGCGCGTTATCCGCCGCAAGTTTGGGGCCAACCGCATTGCCACGGCCTACGTAATGGTTTTCAAGCATGACAACGCATATTGCGTCAGCTACCGGGACAGAACATATCGGCTGCGTTGAAAGGGGAAATCCGCACCATGAAGAAGATAACTGCTATGGATTACAAGAGAGCTGCCAGAGACGCCATGAAAAAGACCGTCGGCTTTGCACCCGCCCTAAAGAACATCATCCCTATGGAGGGCGGAGACAACGGCGAGATCGTCACAGACGTTGCTTTCTGCATCGCAGCCACCGGTAAAGGGTACTCTTGGAGAATCGGCGGCGAAGTCGAAAGAGCTGAAGCGTATGACATCCAGCCTCAGAACGCATAAGGGCAAGGAGGAAACCAAATGAAAAACGTAAAAGTCGAGTGGTGTGAAAACTTCATCCGGGCGCGGTTCACAAAGCATCATCCATTTCCCGGCGGCGGAATTGAGGTCGGCTGTTTCTGGAACATGGCAGAACGCGCTGGGCTGTGGGAACGTGGAACTTACGGATCGCCGATGAGCATCGCGCTTTCGCACCTTTGCACGGCCGAAACTGTCCTCGACGGAGACGGAAATTACTGCTACACGGTATTCAAGCTGACATAATAGAGTCCCGCCCCGGAGGTTACGAGGGCTGAAAGGGTAAATCATGAATAAAATCCGCCGTAAAAATTTGCAGGCCATCATCGACCGGTTGGAGGAGCTGAAAGGCAGTCTCGAAGATCTTCAGGCCGAGGAAGAAGAATACCGAGACAACATCCCGGAGAATATGCAGGAAAGCGAACGCTATGAAAAGGCCGATGAAGCCTGTGACAATCTTTCCAGCGCCGTAGACAGTCTGGAAGAAGTCATCAGCAGCATCGAAGCTGCTATCGAGTGAAAGGAGCCGTCATGGAGAACAAATCTTGGACAGTCACTTATCGCAATCGTGACAACGGCCAGCGGACCACCGCCGCCGTGTTCGCAGTGGATCAGCAGCAGGCACGAGAAAAAGCCAAAGCCGACGGCCGCGAGGCATGGGAAGTCGAAAGTATCGAACCAAACGAGGAAACGTTGGCGCGGATTCTCATTGCCGAATTTGCCAAGAAGCAGAGCGGACACTTCGCGTGTCCCCGCTGCGGGAAGATGACAATGGACGCAGAGAGTGTCACGCGCAATGCCCTCAGCCGCCGTGTCGGCTGCTACATCTGCGATACTTGTGGAACGGTTGAGGCCATCGAAGATTTCGCGCATAAGCAGGATTCGCTCAGCACGTGGGCAATCGTGAGAGAACCGGAACGATGGCACATGCTGAGTTGGATTAGCGACAATATTAAGATTGATGGCCACGAGGGAACGTGGTACATCATTGACGAGGGTGATTTTCAGATTACCCCGGACGTGAACGGCAAGCCACAGACACTTACCGCGCACCTGTTTCTGCTCGAAAGCAAAAAGTTCGGCGACGAAGCTGCGTGTCTGATCGTCGATAAGAAAAAGCAGATCGTCATGGAGGACGTCTGGAACGGTTTCGACGATTTGGAAGACACCGGGTGGGAGGAAGTGCGGAAGATTGAATGCCCGGTCTGCAAGGGCGAGTTTCTGCGGGAGGACATGACCTTTACGCGCGACTGCCACGGCATCACTTTCCGGCTGGTCTGCTTCGGCTGCTACGAAAAGGTCATGGCAAAAGGCTACGACGGAGCATATTACACCGAAGTGGATGAATGTATTGAGGAGGACTATTGAGCATGAGTAAAGACTGGACACCCGATGAGCTGGCTGCTGCCAGCTCCGCAATGAAAGCAGCGGGGAACATGAGCTATGAAGAGTTTTGCGCTGCACCGAAGCTGACGCTTCGCTTATTGGGACGTGATAGCTGGGATCGCCCCGTGTATGAGTGCGACGGGAAGCTGTATGTTGACGTTGACCCGCGTAGAAGCAGACCGGCGGACATCTGCACGAAGTGTGGAAATGCTTTTGATGGCGAACCGTGTGACCCAATCCCAGAGAATACCATCATTGAGTTTGTTCCGAAGCGTGACACATGGCCATTCTGAGCCGTTGAAGAATAGGAGGCATCAAAAAAGTGGACAATCAAGAATCTGCTCCTAGCGGCAAAGATAGGTTTGTAACCAGAAAAGCAGTCGGGGAACGAATCACCTTTCTCCGCGAAGCTCGCGGTCTATCTCAAAAAGCTCTGTCCGACGAGCTTGCAAAGCTCGGCTTGGTCGTTCGCCGGGAGACTATCACACAATGGGAAAACGGTACACGCGATCTGAAAACAGAGTATCTAGCAAAGCTGTCTGAGTTTTTCGATGTCTCTGCCGACTGGCTACTCGGATTAACAGATGCACCGGAAAGAACTCCTGCTGCTGCGGATGAGCTGGGGCTGTCATACAAAGCGGTCGATGCCTTGCGAAGTTTATCGCAAGAAGAAATAGCCTGTATCGACCGCATGATCTGCTCACGAAGCTATTTCCTCGCCGACAGGATCAGCGCGGTAATTGCCGAGTGGAACACAAAGAAGCGCGTTCGCGTGCGTAAGAAACGTTAGTTGCCGCCGAAGCCCATCTGTCGCGTCGCTGCTGGCCTTGCAAGTTTAGGCAGCGCAAAGCGACGAGGGAATCAATGGGCAGATATAAAAACGGCGTAGCGAGCCGCCAGAGCCGCGCAAAAAAGAAAACCCCTCACATGACACTTCTGCCATGTGAGGGGTTTGTTCGTGTGTTCAGATAAAGGCGCTGTCCACGTTGTCCGATGCGTCCTGCTCCTGAAAGCCGTTTGCCTTGGCGGCTTCAAACGTGATGCCGCCACGCTTGTGGTCGGACTTGACCAGCTCAAAATAGCACTTGCCGCCCGTGATGATGATAACCTGCGCCAGACTGAGCGCGGCTGTCAACCAAGCGGCAGAAGCCATATAGTTGGACTTGATGCACAGGCGCATCAGGTAAATACATTCCTGCGTGATAAGCAAGCCAGACCCGACCAGCAGGAAGCAGACGAGTTTGCTCGTGTCCAGCTTCTTTCTCCTGCGCTTTTTCTGAGCCATCAGATCATGCCGAGCTTCTGCGCGAAGCGGTAAAGAACCGTGACGAGCTGCTCGCGCGTCATCATGTCCTGCCACATGAAGTTCGCGGAGCCGTCGGGCAGCGGTGCGCCGCCCTGCACGATGCCGTTGTTGACTGCCCACTGGCGAGCAGCTTCGCTCCAATCGCTGCAGTCATTGTCCTGAAGATCTTTCCGCATTTCGCGGAACAGCTCGGTAAAGGTTTCCTTGTCCATGTCGTCCTCCTTTTCTCCGTTTTCCAGCGCCATAACTGTGTGCCCAGAGGAAACGAGAATATCGCCCCGGCGCAGGTAGGCGTCAGATGTCAGGTACTTCCGGTCAGTCAGCAGTTCAAATTCTTCCGTCGCAGGGAAGCAGCGCATCATGCAGTAGGTCGTGCAGGAATTGCCCTGCTTGCGGTAGGTTTCTTTCAGGGCGTCGACGCCAGCGGAAATTGCGCAGAGCATCATAAACGCGCTGCAGTCCGTTTCTACGGGCTTTGCGATCTTGCTCAGAATGAAGTCTACCGCTTCCGCAGCGACGTAGGCTGTGTTGCGACCGTCCTGATCGTACCCGATGTTCTTGTTGCCGACACCAGCTTCGCACGCCTGCGCGGCTAGCTCGGCTTTCCTGCGGTCCTTGAACCGGAGAACGCCGAGCCAGCTTCCAGAGTACCAATACGCGAAGTTTAATTCGCGACCGGTCTGATTGCCGGGTTTCTGCCCATGCGCGCCGGTTTCGCCGAGCGACGCCTGCCCGATGCGTACGCTCATGTTTCGTCGCCCCCGGAGGTCAAAAGCTCACCGGCGGGGGAAGGCGAAAAAATGCTTCGGTATGCTGTATCGGCTGCTGTTGGGAG